GGTAATCCGCATTCTATAAGGAGGCTTAGGAAAGATCTCCAGTTACCTGAAGGTTATTTGATGCAACGGCAAGGCGCATATATGGAAGCATTGCAGATCAAGTTGAATAGCAATCCATCTGTGATAGCTGAACTAGACCGCCCTATAGAGATGGGTCGTGAAAAACTTGGGTTTTTCAACAAACGGCAAACTAAATTCGACGCCAGTGAGGGTTTCGATGAGAGTGACAAAGTTGGGCAAGGTGTGGCTGCGACGTCGAAACGAATCAACGTTTTGTTTTGCGGTTACGCCCGTGCCCTTTTGGATCGCATCCGCGAAATACTTCGAGCTAACAAACGGGATATTATTCTGGCCACCCACGATTCCGAGGCCGGTCTAAATGATACCTTCGTTTCGATGGTCGACCGCTACAACGTTGAGAATTATACTTGCAATGACTTTTCTGAATGGGATTCGTCTTTCCGATCTGCGTTCAGTGAAGTCACTTGCTTGTTACTTAAGTATTTAGGCTGCCCTTTTTACCTTATCAACGACTTCCGTAGGTTCCGTGAGTCATGGATCATGGAATATAGGAATGCATTCGGTACTACTCGTTTACGTGGACACGAGAAGCAGTTTTCTGGTAACCCATTCACTATCGCTGAGAACACATTATGCAATATGGCCCTTTGTTTCACTTTATTCGAATACAAGGGGTTTCAATTTGCGTTGTTCAAGGGGGACGATTCGGCTGTCGCCTGTGGTGAGTGCGTCCCAACTGTGAAGAGCAAACGTATACTAGATTACACAGGCCACCGTTTAAAACTTCATAATAGCCCCATTGGGGAGTTTGCGGGGTGGTTTTTGACCAAACATGGTTTCTTTCCAGACGTGTATCGCTACGCCGCTAAGTTCCTTGATAAATGTTACCGCGACCAAGAACATTTTGAGGAAGTTGTTATGTCTTTGCAGGAGAGATGTGCTGCTGTCAAAAATCAAGATCAACTCAACCTCGGGGCAACGATGTGTGCTGCCTTTTATGCTAGCATCCCTCACACACGATTGCCCAAAGGCAGCATTATCAAAACAACACGCGATGATGCGATCGCGCTCTATTATTTTTTGAGGGACAGTCGCAATGTCAAATTTAGTGATTTACAACCCACTAACTTGACTTCCCTTCGTTTATAATGCATTCTTCTACCTATCATGCACTTGTACATATTTAATGTTAATATTTAATTTTAGTTTTTCAAATTTATTTTTAATTTAATGTCTGCTACTAA